TGCCCATCGGGTTGTTACTGGGAGCACAATCGGAACGCCTTGGTGCGCAGCGTTTATTCCGATCGCGTCCAGGGCTACTACCGCTTAGTCGAGATGGGCGTCTTAAGCCCGAATGAGGTTCGCAGGATGGAGAACCTTCCAGCGCGTCAAGGAGGAGACACATACTATGCCCCGGCAAATTGGATCGATCAAGGCAAAACTGCACCCTGAGCTTTGGGCCCGTTGGGACCCCAAAGCAAAAACGGTGTGGCTCTATGATACAATCCGTTCTCCCGGCATTCAAGAGGCGGTCGAAGGTCTAGCCGGCCTACAGAAAGGCGATACGGTCCGTGTACGGATCAATAGCTACGGAGGCGATGCATTCGCAGGCCTTGCGCTGCATACGGCTTTAGCTACCAGCCCGGCCCGCGTGCTGGTGCAGATCGACGGGGCGGCTGCTTCGGCGGCCGCTCTGGTGGCACTGGCTGGCGATCATATTACGATCTCGCCGCATGGGATACTGTTTGTCCACCGCGCGTGGACCACGGCCGTCGGCAATGCTCGGACGCTCCGAGCCACGGCCAATGAACTGGATTATGTAGATCGGCAGATCGCTCAGATCATTCAGCAGCGTACCGGCGCCGCGCCGGATCAAGTCGAGCAGTGGCTCGACGGCGAAGACGACGGAACGATGTTCGGCGCGGAGGAAGCGCTGCAAGTCAAGCTAGTGGACGAGATTCTCAAGGCGGCGGAAAAACCGGAAGCGGAGCCGGCAGAGGAAGAAGAGGCAGAAGAGACTGCCGATCTTGCGAAATCGCCTCAGAATTACGTGCCGGACAATCCACCCGGCGGCGACGGCCAAGGCGTTGAAGGCGAATGGGAAAAACCCAGGCTACAAGATTTCACCGATAGCTCGTGGGACGAGCTTTCGACGGCAGAACGGCGCCGGATCGCCAGCTATTTCGGCTTTGCGTTGTCGCTGGACACGTTCGGCGATCTGAAACTGCCGCATCATTTCCCGCCCAATCATCCCAAGCGAAACAAAGCCTCGCTGGCTGGAGTGCGCGATGCGCTGGCTCGTCTGTCGCAGACCGACGGCCTGAGTGCTGAGGATCGGGAGCGGGTCCGCGCCCACCTGCGCGCCCATTTGCCCGCCGAGGACCTACTCAAGGAAGTGGTTTTGGTTGGTCTTTCTCGTTTTGCACAAGGAGGTGCTCATGTCGCAGGAAGTGATCAATGATGTACTGACCACGGCGGATCAGTTCGGCGAACGCGCCGGCAAACGATTCCGTCAAGAGATCGAGGCCGCATTACAGGATTGGCAGCCCGCGGCCCCGCTGACCGGCGTTCGGCAGAAACACGCCAAACGCCTCCCCTTGGCCGCCTGGCTTCGTCAGCAAGCTGGTGAGCCTGTTACCCAAGATGAGATGGCCGCTCTGGAAGAGGTCGGCTGGAGCCGCCAGCGGGAAATCCAGATTCCGTTGGCCGCGGTATCGCCGATCACCCGAGCGACGGACGGCGATGACGTGATCCCGAAGACGATCTCGGATCGGATCATCGAGGAGATCGATACCTACGCCGTGGTGCGTCAGGTGTGTGAGGTGATGACCACGGCCCAGATGGACCAAAAGGTCATTCCCATTTTTGACGACCGGTCCAACACTGGGGCCTTGGTAACTTCGACCATTGATCTGGCGACCTCGGTCAATCCGTCCATCACCAGCCTGACGCTCAACTGCAAGACGATCCACTCGAAGCCTGTCGTGATCGGGCGTACGCTTCTCCGAGATGCGGCGGTCGATGTCGAGGGGCTGGTGATTCGGGCGTTGGGCTCGCGGATCGGGCGGGCGTTGAATGCCCTGCTCACGACCGGCACCGGCCTCGCTGGTCAGCCGGAAGGTATTCAGGTCGCCGCTCCGGTGCTCAAGACCAGCGCTTCGACCTCGGCGTTCACCTGGAAAGAACTGCACGATCTGATGATCGCCGTCGATCCCGTGTACCGGCCGCGGTGCAAGTGGATGATGAACGAATCGATCGCGGCCCTGCTCTACCAGTTGACCGATCAGAACAACCAGCCCATCGTCTGGCGTGATCTGACCGGTCAGCAGCCGGATCGTCTGTTCGGTTTTCCGGTGGTTTATAACCCCGACATGCCGTCGTCGGTCTCGGCTGGTGAAAAGGTGGTCCTGTTCGGTGATTTCACCCGCTACGTCCTGCGTGAGGTGCCGCGGATCATCCTCAAAGTTCTTCAGGAAACCTACGCTCAGTACGACGCGGTCGGTTTCTTGGCCCTGTATGACTTCGACGCCGGTTTGGCCGCCGCGACCACCTCGAAGGCCATCGGCGCCCTGCAGATCGCCGAAAGCTCTAGTTAAGGAGCCCGGCCATGAGGGTGCAATTGCGTGAACCGATTGCCTCCGCGTATGGGTCTCTGGGGGCGCGGCAGATTCTGTGCGCGCCTCAAGAGATTCCCATCGAAGCGGCCCAGGAATGGGTGGCGCTGGGACTAGCGGTCGTCTTTGAAGACGATAGCACTCCGCCGCCTACCAAGGAGACCGTTGAAGATGTATGTCCAGACAGTACCCCAAAGCCGCGCCGTCTGGCCCGTAAGCGAGGCTGAGGTGAAGGAATACCTCGGCCTGCCGGACAGCTATTCGACGCCGCTCTTGGCCGCCTACATTGAGGCGGCCACCGAGGCCGTCGAACGCTACAGCGGTCGGGCTACGACCCGGCGGCAGATCGACCTGTGGTCGCCGCTTCCGCCGTTTGGCGAAGCCGTGGCGATTCCCCAGCCGCCGCTAGTGAGCCTCGATGAGGCGGTGCTCGTGAATAGCCAAAACGTCGAGACGGAACTGACAGAAGACCAATACCTGCTGGAGACCGGAGGGCGGGTCGCAAAATTCTACCTGAACTCTGTCGCTCCCAAGCAGACGGCAATTGTCGGTTCCGGCTACCGGCTCCGACTGCGTTGCACCGTGGGCTACGAGACGGCGGCGGACGTGCCAGCGGATTTGCGCCTGGCCGTGCTCCGCACAGTGGCGCGTAGCTGGGAGGCGAAAAGCAGCGTCGCGATCCCGGATATTTCTCCGTTGGAGGATGCCGACCTATGGCGCTCGTGGCAGAGAGCATGACAACGCCGGTGTACATCCTGCGTCGTATTCCGACGACGGACGAGACCACAGGTCAAGTGTCCGACAGCTACGAGCACCTGGCCCGCGTGCTGGCCGCCGTAGAAATCCAGCCTCTTGCCGAGGTGGACGAGGCCGGGCAGGTCCGCTCCGGGCTTGTCTATCGGCTGACGATCTGGCGGGACGGCCTGATCGGGCGACTCAGCGTCCGCGACCAGGTGCAGATTCACTTGCGCGAAGGCGTCAGAACCGCGGAGATCGCCTCGATCGTGCCGCAAGGCGTAACCCTGGTGCTGGAGGCCCGCGAATATGACTCCGGCTGAGGTGGTACGGAGCGTGGTGCAGTCGGCCATCGGATCGACGGTCGAAGAGCGTATCCGACCTGACCGTCGTTACCAGGAGGACGAGTTGCCCGCGGCGACCTATTCGGTCTCCGGCGCCGAGCCGATTGAGACGCTCGACGGGGTGCAAGCCGTCCAATACACCGGGTCGGTGAGCCTCTGGGCCTCTACCCGGCAGGAAGCGGACAGCCTGGCCGCTTCCGTCGCCGAGGAAGACGGCGTCGATGTCGCGGACGCCGGTCAAACGTGGACGTGGTTTTGGACCGGGTATGTCGGCTCGGCGGAACTGGTGGCCGAGGAATCCGACCGCCCGGAATACCGGGCCGATGTGTCGTTCATTTTAGTAAAGACATGATCATTTATGCGATAGATACGTCTCGGCTCGACGGATTCATTTCGCAGTTGCGGCAACAGTTGCCTCAGCGATTACGGAATGGAGCGCTTCGGGCGGCTTTGCGTGCGTATCGACGCAAGGCGTCAAGGTTGCTTTCGGCAAGCGGAGCGTCTCGGCGTGCTCAGAAAGCCGCCCGGGCGGTGCTGGGCGTAAGCGTCCGGAAGAATAAGGCGAAGGTCGGCTTTGGAGTGCGAAAAAACACCAAAAAGGAGAAAGGCATCACCCACCGGAACATTCATTGGCTGGTCCTCGGCACAGGTCCGCGGAAAACCCGTACCGGCGCGAATCGGGGGAAAGTCGATGCGCTGTTTCGTGGGATTTTGCCGCAAGCCGCGGCTTCCGCACAGCAGGAGGCCGTGCGTGAGGCAAGACGCTGGCTCATTAAGGAAATCCGCAAAATGCGAAAACGTTAACCCGCTAGACAAGGAGGTCGAACGATGGCAGTGCGCACAGGTAAAGGAGGTTTAATCGAGTATTCGACGGATGGCGATACCTATACCGCCATCCCTCAGGCGGCCAGCTTCAAGCCGCCGGAAGAGAAACAAGACTCGGAGGAAATCCATCTGCTGGATGCCTCCAGCCCATACGCCGAGAAGGTGCCCACGGGGCTTTCGTGCGGCGACATCACCGCTACGGTGGCCTACGATCCTGCGAATTCGGTCCATCAGGACTTGGACGACTTGGCGGCCACGGAACTGGATGCGGATGAACCGATCTACGTCCGCATCACCATGCCTGGCAACCAGTCGCGCACCTACCGTTGCGTCGGCATGTCGCGAAACCCATCAGAAGTGAGCCGCCGCGAAATCCTCAAACAGGAATATACGTTCATCACGGTCTGCCCGGTGGCGGCGTCGTCTTCGGCGTAAGGAGATAAGCCGTGGCCGGTGCGGTGCGAATTCGCATTACGTTCGCCTCGCCTATGGGGCAGCAAGCCCAGGTGGGCGATGTGCTGGAGGTGTCCGAACGACAGGCTCGCCGCCTGATTTCCTTCGGCGTGGCCGAGCCGGTCGAGGGTCGGATCGAGGATTGGTGCGATCCGATCCTGCGGGCCCGGACGCGTGCGTCCATCGAGCGGACCTACGAGGAGTTTCTGAGTCGAACGAAAGGAAAACCATGAATAATGTGTCCGACTTATTCCGCCGGCGCCGCTACCGAGAGGTGCGGATCGCGCTGGAGGATGCGGAACACACGTTCCGCATTCAGAGCCTGACCCAGCGTGAATTCCAAACGCTGCTTGCGCCGCTGATCGACCCGGACACCGGCCGGATCGACCCGCGTGAGCAGGCCGCCTTCGACGCCCGCTTGATCCAGGCGTGCGTCGTGGGCGAGGACGGCAAACTGCTTTTTTCCGAGGCCGACATCCCGGCCATCCAGGAATGGGATTCGGCGGTGACCTCGCAGTTAGTGCGCGCTTGCCAGGAGCACATCGGCATTGCCGGAGGGCAAGGAAAAAACTTGCCGAAGACCCAGAGCGGCTAATGGCCTACATGCTGGCTGTGCGGCTGGGCCGGGCGAACGTGGACGCCATGCTGGACGAAATTACGCCGCAGCAATGGCGCGAATGGTGTGAGTATTTGGCCTGGGAGGCGGAGCACCTTGGAGGCGGAGGAGGTCTAGCGAGATGACCGGCGACATCGTCATCAACATCGCCGCCAATACCGCGCAGGTTATGCAGGCCCTGCGCGGCCTCCAGGCCCAGGCCAAACAATTGGCCGGTGCGCTCAAGGCGGCCTTGACCAGCTATCTTAGTTTTTCTGGCATCCGCACGGCCATTAGCGCGGCTGAAGATTTCGAGCGGGCCTTTCGCCGGGCGATGTCCATTGCGATGGACCTTACGCCTGCTCTTCGTCAGCAGGCCCGCGAGGCGGTGCTTGAGGCGGCCCAAGCCACCAAGTTCACGGCTGATCAGGCGGCCGCCGCTTTGTATGAACTAATTTCCGCCGGCCTAAAGACCGAGGCCGCTCTCCGAGCTTTGCCCGCCGCCTTGCAGTACGCCCAGGCCGCCGGCATAGAGCCTGGAGTGGGTGTTAAGCAAATCGCGGTAACACTGAGCGCCTTGGGGCTTTTAGGCAAGACTGCGGAAGAGACTGGCCAAAATTTCCGTGCAATGGCCGACATCATCGCGCACGCCAGCCGACTGGCCACCACGACGGCGGAAGAATTCGGCGAGGCGCTGATGACGCACGCCGCCCCCATAGCAAGAGCCGTTGGACAGAGCGTGTACGAGTTGGCGGGCGCCCTGACGTTTCTAGCGGCCAATTATCGCTCCGGTTCCGAAGCGGGCACCATGTATCGCATGGTGCTGATGAACATTATTGACGGTTCACAAAAGAACGCGGAGGCATGGAAAAGGTTAGGGGTGGCCGTTTGGGACGCCCAAGGGAATATGCGCCCATTATCTCAGATCATGGCGGATTTAGGCGCAAAACTAGCGCAGCTTTCGCCTGAGGCGCGCTTGGCGGCGCTGAACATGCTAGGGTTCAACGACCGCGTAATCGCCGTCGTTTCTACGATGGCGCTAAACAGCCAGCAATTGCAGAATTTCACGGCCGCCATGCGCCAGGCCGGCGGCGCAGCCGCCCAGATGGCCCAGGAGCAGATGACGCCCTTGCAGCAAATGTGGGCGCAATTTCAGGTGTCCCTCGTAAAACTAGGCGAGGGATTCACGTCGATCCTTGTGGCGCTGCAACCGGCGGTAACGCTGCTAGGCAACATGCTTGCTGTGGTGGGCGGATTGCTCCAGAATTGGGCGCCGCTAGTGGCTGGGATCATTACGTTTGTCGTGGTCTGTCGCGGTGTACCGGCGATTATCGCTCTCGTGGTGCGAGCGCTGCGCACAATGGCGGCCGCCTCCGCGGCGGTACAAGCGATTGTTGCAGGGCCAGCGGGATTAACAAAGGTGCTTGCCGGCCTTGCCGCCGCCGCTGGGGTCTATGTCGCGGTGGATCAAGCGTTTTCGGCGATTGTCCAGACGGCGGAATCGCAAGCCGAGGCGGCGGAAAAAGCGCAGTCGCAATTTGCTGGTCTTACCGCTGAGATTCAGCGAACAACTAAAGCGGCGCAGCAATTCTCACTGGCAGGTCAACAGGCCGTCAAAGTGATCGAGGATTGGCATTGGGAGACTGCCGCGGTCGGCAAAGAGGCCGTGCAATTCTTGGAGCAGGCCCAGCGACCTACCGAAGCGCAGCAGACGCTGGACGTGATCAAGCGGCTGCAATTAGCGCTGGCCAACCTGGACGCGGCCGGACGCACCTGGGTGTTGCCAGGCGTGCAAACAAGCGCGGAGCAATTGCAACAGGCCATTGCGGCGGCTGGCCGCCAGCTCGACAAGCAGCTCGGAGGCTTGCGCGAACGTACAGCGCAACTCCAACTGGAGATTCAGCTCCGCCGTCAAGGCCTCGGCGACCTGGACATTGAGGCCGAAAAATATCGGCAAATGCGGCGCGAGCTAGGCTTGGCCGCCGAAGACGTGGACAGGTGGCTGGCGCTGGAAAAAGAAAAGGCCGCTCTGATCGAGGCGGAGCGGCAAAAAGAGGAGCAGCAGCGCCGGGCCGAGCAAATTCGCGAATCCCTGCTTACGCCGCTCGAAGAGTTTGAGCGGCGACTGCAAGAGGTGCTTAACCTGTGGTATCAGGGGCTATTGAGCGCGGCCGATGTCCAGCGTTGGGTAGCCTCAGAGCAAGAAAAGATTGCCTCTCAGCTTGGCCGCGGGCCGACCGGCGCGGAGCGAGCCGCCGCTATCCAACGATACTCTGCCGAGGCGTATTCGACGATTTTGCGCTCGCGGCTGGAGCAGGCGACTAAGCGAGAAAACGCTAATGAACGCACTGCGCGCAACACGCAGCAGATGCTGGCGCGACTTGAACAGATACAGCGCGTCCTGGAGCGGCAGGAGGCCCTCTGATGGCATTGGTATGGCAAGAAATCCGGGACCGCAAAGGCGAGCGGACATTCGATTTTGTCCGCGGCCTGGGGGCTGCGCTTTCGCAATCGTGGCTTGTGGCCGCGCCTGCCGACGCCGCAGAAACCGACATTCTGTCGGATGCCGCCGCGCCGAAGCCAGGCTATGCGCATCCGCGCGTGGCCGGCGCCTACTGTACGAGCGTCTCCTGCCGACAGATCGGGCCGTTCCACTGGGTCGTCGACGCCCAGTATCGCACGCCCGACCATGACAGCTCCCAGGACCCCCAGGAGCGTCAAGGAAATCCCCTGGAGTGGATCGCCGACATCCAGTGGTCCACCACTTCGACGCGGCTGTCCGTTTGGAAAGACATTTGGGGCAATCCCATCCTGAATACGGCCGGCGACGCGTTCGATCCGCCGCTAGAGGTGGACTGGAACCTGCTGGTCATCAACGTGAAAAAAAATTGCCCCTATGTGCCCGCCTGGGTGCTTACGTATCGCAATGCGATTAATAGTACCGCCTGGCTGATTGACGGACTGACGGTTGGGGCCAAGCAGGCAAAGATCGATGGACTGGATATTTCCGGTTGGCGCTATAACGCCGACTGGGAGGTGGCCTACCGGGAGGTAAGCTATCGGGCCGCCCTTTCGCCATATCCAGACGGCTGGCAGCCGCAGCTACTTAACTGCGGCTACCGTGAAAAAAAGACCATTAAGGTCAACGGCGAAGATAAAACGGTTTTGGCGCCCATTACGATCAATGGCATGTCGCCGTCGAACCCGGCGCCCCTGGACGCCCAGGGCAAAGCGATTGCTGAGCCGTCGGCCAGCAACGTGGTGTGGCTTACATTCCAAGTTTATTACGAACTGGATTTTAACCTGCTGCCAAAGTAGTCATGGTGCTTTTCCGCCGCCAGACAGCTGAACGGGTGCTGCGAGCGACCCAATGGGTCGAGGAGCAGCGGGACGACCAGCCGCTGGAGCGCGGCCGGCGCGAGCGGCCTGCGCGGGCCTACGACCGCGCCTGGGGCACGGTGCAGCAGGACGGCGACGATTATTACCTGGTGGACGTGGCGGCCACGCGCGGCGGCCTGCCGGACCTGGACGAGCAAGGCAGGCTCAAAATCGAAAATCCCCACGGTTGGCGGCTCCTGGAAGGCGATTTTG